CCATCACTTCAATCAGTTGCTCATCGAATTCGTCTGGATCAAGAGTAGGCAACGGATCGTCTTTTTTAGCAAATCTGCCATTTTCACGATGTTGTTTATCTGCTCTTTCTTTAAACAAGTCTCTTTGTTCAGATTCGTCGTTTAAATCAAGTGCAAGCTCTTGTTCCTCAATGCTTTTTCTGTCTACAAGCCTGACATGAGTTTCAAAATCTTCTTGCTTTGAAAAATTTAACGCATCTTCGTTTGTATATCCAAGACTTTCTATAAGCTCCTGCATTTCCTCCGTATTTACCCAGTCATCAACGGCAGATTTCTCATTACCATTGGCATCACCACCTTCATCTGGAATTTTTTCATCAGATGTTGGCTGTGTGTTTTGTTTTAGTATTTCAATATTTTCTTGTTTAGTTTTCTCCATCACTTTATCTATTGCCGCACCAGCCGCTTTTTCGTCAAGCACTCCGTCTTCGTTAATCAATTGCTCTGTTCTTAGCGGCTGCTCTTTTTCTTCGCCCATTTCCATCTCCTAGTTATGTTCACCACAGTAATCGCCGTAACCGGCATCGTTATCTCTACATCCTCGTAGTTTTAGCACTTCATTTCGAGCTTGACGGCTTTCCATCACAAGGTTTCCGTTTTCTTTGTGCATCGCGCCAACAATCCCAGCGTCCCGATACATCTCGTTAAACTCTTGAACTTGAGAACGGTGTACTCCAATGCTTTGAGATTCCAATGGGTTAGCTTGACTAATTGCATTGTTGACATTTGGCACGTTAAAAACGTCACTACGGTTCTTTCTGAAATTCGGCTTAACCTTTGCGAACACAGTCCTGAAACCTTTGCTTGTTTTGAAAGTTTTTTTGCTCACAATTATGCTCCTGACTCATTTAGCATGTTTTGCTGATTTTGGCTTTCATTTCCGTACATGCTTTGCTGCAACGCCTGACTTCTGGCTTGCGGAGTCCCGCCTGTAGGAACATTGCGTCTAACATAATTCCTAGTTGTGTTGCTTGGCATTCTTTGTTCAGAACCGCCACTACCCATTTGATCCATTTGATTTAACGATTTGCTAAATGTAATGATGTTTTGAATTTCTGGTATTTCAAGGTATTCAGCGTAAACCCTAGTAAGAGCTTCAACGTCAATTTCGCCTCCCGCAGCTTGAATCATTGGATACATTTGCTGAAGTTTTTCCATTGCTCTTTCTATTTTGCCAACCTTAGCTTCTGTGGATTCGTAATTTGTAGACCCAGGAATTATGTCAAAGTTATATTGCCAAAAATCACCTTCTCGATGCTCAGGAGTCCAAGAGGACTCAACCATTATTCCAGAACCGGCAATTGCTTCAGTTTCTCCAGACAATTCTAAAAACTCATCAGCCCACATCATGTGACCAATTTTACTCATAACGCTTGCGGTGTAAGAATGAACTCTTTGCTGCATTTTTGCTTCTTTTCGAGAAACGGCAGCGTGGATCAATTCTTCTTGCCCAACGGTTCCAGCCTGTGCGCCCAAGCCAGCCATTGCCGAAAGATTGCCAGCTTGCCGGTCAAACAAGTCCATGATTCCAATCGAGAACGCCACATTTTCTTGTGCAACGCCCCCTTGTTTGATGACATTAACTCCAGCAGGGTCTTTTACTTTTACCCATTCTCCGTCACCAGCTTGCTTAAGTCGTGTTGCATCGTCTTGTGCATCTGGTCGATAAGCAGGGTTTGTTTTTTGGCGTTTAGCTTGACGCGATTGCTTTCGAATAAGTCCATTGTAAAGATCATGCAAAGCTCTCAGGTTTGACATCGGAGAAGATGGAAGCACGTTGTCTGGAACGTCTGAAAAACTTAGCAAGTCGTAACAACCACCTTCGGCTCCATCCCACGGAAGAACTGCTAAAGGTTTAGTTGGATAATTTAAAGGGAATGTTGCAATAGACTTTATCTCTGGAAGCCAAACGTCAATTAGGTCAACCATTGGCTCATATTCATCGTCATCAGTTAACAAGCCTGCTGAAATGTCATTTGCTTGTTCTATGCTTCTATTTTGTTTTGAAGTAGCACTCATTTTACTGAGAACATCTTTGTCAAACGCTTCATGGTTTTTGCAAGTTTCCCATGAAACTCGATATTCGTCAGCCATGAACTTACAACGGCGAACTTCTTTTGCCGTTAAATCCATTACGAAATCGTCTAAAGAAATTCTTCCAACGTAAATCTTTCCTACATCTGCCCAGACATCATCATCCAATTGAATTGGATCGGATTCGGCTAAATGAGTTTTGGAAATACCAAGACCAAACAAAGAGTCCAACACAATACTTTGTAGAGTTTGCGAAAACCTCATTTCCTTTATTTGGTTGTTGATCCCAACCTTGAAACGATTTGCAAATGGGAGAAGCTCTCTTGAATTTGTAGTGATGTTAACTTTTGGGTTGTTAGCTGCCAGCCCAATCGTGTAAACATCGGCTGTCTGGGCTATAAGGTTTACAATTACCTCATATGGCGCACCATTCCCATTGTAATGACTGCCAACGTACTCTTTGAGCATTGATGTTCTATTTTCCCGAAACGGTTTCATGCCATCTCTGGAAGAATCAATTGCAGCAAATAGACGCTGAATGTGAATTTCTGATGTTAAATCAATCACGGTTTAATGCCATGTATCAACATGCTCCGAGCCTAGTGTACCAAATATGTCAAGTCTTGCCTCTATCCACGGATCGCCTGTAGCATTTTTTGCTCGATCAAAATGAGCTATTCGTCTTGCCATGCACCCCTCTGGGGCATCTTCATTGGATATTTCTACAATTTGATCCTGCGAAACTGATTCTCCCATTTCGTAAATTGCCAATGCCGCCGCAATTACTCGATCTGAGTGAGACTTGCCTTTTGCACCTTCATCATCGCTTTTTGTCGAGCCAACGTGAACTATTTTGCCGTTTTTCCATTCATATTGCCCACATTCTTCTAGCAATTCTTGCGATCTTGGAATAAACGTCCCCATCGCTATTGCCGCTACCATTCCTTCAAACAAAGCCAGTTTCGTGTCGTCGTTAGTCATCCAAAAACCATTTTTTTTGGTCAATTTCTTCAATCCACTGATCTGGGTTTCCCTTTGCCACAGTTTTGGATAAGAAAGCTCGTCTTCAACCACCTTCATGAATCCACCGCTAAAGTTAGCTTCAGGAATCATAACGGCATCGTAAAACCAACGGCACAAAGCAACTGAGATAATTCCAAACCGGCGCGGCTCTGATAAATTGCTTGACCATTCAGCAACTTGTTCGCCGGTCATTTTATTTATCACTGAACAAACTGAATTTGCTGTGTAGCTGCCCCCCGTGCCTCCACCAATATCAATTCCAATTGAATGTGTCCCAAATGGAGGTTTTCCATTTAGGTCTGGCTTAAACCAAAGAGAAAGCTCGCCGCTTTCATCATCAACAAAATAAGGCTCGACCGGCATCCCCGTTTCCATGTCAACTAAAAGTCGCCCTTTGAAATCCGGCGGTCGAGCGTGATCGGCTTTTGCTTTGTTAATAATTTCTGCCGAAATTACTTTTGAAACCGCTCCTTTTGGGTTTCTATCAAGTTCTTGAGCAACACCTCTAGGAGTGGCTCCGGGTCGCAAGCATTGATGGTTGTACCAAATGTTTCTTATAACATCAGTGCATTTGTATCCTCGGCGAGACAATTTTGAATGCTGAGTCCGTATCAAAGCAATTTCTTTTTCGGTTAGTTTGCCGCCATACTTTTTCGGATTAACATCTCTAATCGTTCCATGTTTAAAAACATATTGCTTGCGATTTTGAACTGGATTGTCTTTCCAATCCAAGACCAAATAAACGGCATCACTGTCGCCTACCTTTGCGTCTTGAGCGGCATCGTAAAACGCGCCCGTATCTCCACCGAACGTCGATACGAGAAACCGGCAATTCGCAACGTGCTGTGTTGAGTTCATTACCTCTATGTCTTTGCCGCCAGTAATAAACTCTTTGCCCCCAATTTCGTCGATGCAAAACAAGGTTTTTCGACCACCGCGTGCTACGTCTCCAGTTGCAGCGTAACCAACAATAGATGCTCCATTTTGAGGATTTAACAGACTGTGTTCGGTTACGTTCCTGTGCTTTGACCATATAAATCCTTCCGGCATCATCCAAGCTGGCAACAGTTTCATTGCCCAGATGATTTTCCACATTAAAGTATCAGGGTCACGGTCTGAATCGACCAGCCGTTCAGTACGAGTCACTAGCCCCGCCGAAAACATATCATCTCGCAGCCAACGGCGAAGGCAGATCATTAAATACATCCACGTCGCGCCTTGACCACGGCTTTTGTCGAGAACTACGTCAAGGCAGGTCTGTGTTGTTTCGTAAAGTGTTTCAGCGTCATCAACAGCCGAATCCATTCCAATCATTACGTCTTCTTGGTGCTTCCACGGAATAAATGGAAGAATCTTAATTGCCGACCGAGGCTCAAACGCCCAGCAAAACGCTGCAAAGAAAAACAAGACATCATCCATCGCCATTTGGCGAAAGTCGCGTTGAAGAATTTTATCTTTCATCGCGTCTGTTCGCCATTTAGCTCTCCATCTTAGATTGTCTTCGATTTTTTTTGGTACTAAATCGTAATACGGGCTTGTTTTGCTCATCGGCGAAGCAAACGACGAAGTAGAGAACGCACTGGCTTTCGGCGAACACGGCGTTCCCTTGTTACCTGTACGACTTTTTCCATGACTGGACGTTCAAACACAACTCTGTCAACAACTCGACTGGTAACACCTTGCAAACATGATTCGCAAGAAGTTTGACCAATTTGCGTTTCAACAACCATTGGAACTTCAATTGGCTCTTGGGGAACAATTAAGTCACACGCCACTAGCCCAATTGGAACAGCCAGCAAAAACAAAACAACAAACACTAAATTTCTGGTTCTCATCGCTACTTCCTCAGCTTGGTTAATATTAGTTTTACGAATTGGATAGGCCAATCGTATTTCAACGGTGTAAGAATTGTCGGGGCTACCCAAGCCGCCAACACAGCCATAATAATTGCCGCCCACATAGCAAAACGGATAAGCGACCGAAAGAAATCAGCAATGCCGCCAAGAATTGACCATTCCCGTATTCGATTCTGGCGATCTGGTTTCTGGCGAATATCTTCACCACGAATAGGAAATCGCCACTTTCGCTGTCGGCTGACTTCAAGACGCTTGGGGAGTTCAGTCTCGTCCTGCATAGCAACATGCTTTACTTGGTCACACGTTACGGCTCCTTCCGGCAAGCTACTGCAAATTGTTGAAAGGGATACTGCACCTTCAGGCAAGTCAAAATTACCAGCAGAGACACGACCAGCCCGAATGTCCGCTACTCTATCTGATGTCATTGCAAGCCCTATCCACCTCCCATCAACCTGCATTGCCCATGCAGTTCGCCCTACTACCTCCCAAGCGTCTCGTTGACTTGAATATTTAAAAACAGCCGACCCTGAATCGCCGGATATGGATTTCGGAATATAGTAAATCAATCCGTCTGAAACTTGCAAGATTGAACCGCACCTTGCCCGAGGAACGCGACCGTCCGAGCAGCCGACAGTGAAAATCTTTTCACCAGCTTTAAGATCGGCTTCTCCGTAGGGAGCAGAAGGCACAATTGGAACCGCGCCGCCAAGTGTTTCTAGGGACACAACTATTGTTGCAATATCCTTAGAAATGCCAGATTCAAACCAAGAATCGTCGGTTTGGCAATTTACGCTCGAAACCAACTTACCTTCGTACCAAACGTCAACCACATGTCTGGTTCCTCGATCTCCGGCAACATGCCGGTTAGTTTCAAACTCAACATGCGTAGCATCAAGCACACTATCGACTGTCGAAACCGTCGAATCTACGGTTTTAAGGTATTTTACCGCCGAGGCTGAACCAATTGAATTGCGACTGCGAATGCGTACTGATGCGTCAAAGCAATCCTGAGCCAAGCCATCAAACTCCAGAACTGGAATCGACGGGGCTTCAGTGTCGAGCTTTTCCTCTGAGCAACCTGCAATCGCAACCGACATTACTGCAATTAAAACAAAGCGTATCATTGTCTTTCCCTAACCAAGAACTTGGATTTAATCCGAAGTATACAGCAAACACCGAATAAATGAAAACATAAGACTCCTAAAGAGGAAGTGTAGCTAAAAGCTACACCAAGGGACGCTGCATTTCCATTATCTAATAAATGCAACCTTGCAAAGCCAACGGGCGTGACCCCTGTTCATTGTTGGTGCTTTTCGTAGTTCTTTGGGTACGGGATGGTCGTGATGCCTTCCACTGGAGCCGGATACGCTACGTGAATGTCCTTGGATTTGGGTTTGGCAACTGGGAACAACCAGAATAAGCCAAAAAAAGGACGTTTGACGACCTCTCCGGTGGCCTAGTGAGTACCCTTCACTAGCAGAGAGATCATCAAACGTCCTTCTTTATCAACTAGGGTACAGTCGGTAAGCCTTTAAACTTACACTTTCTGAGAAACATGTCAACGTCCTCCATAAATTGCTGGAGTAAAAACTGAACTGTCTTTGAGATTATAAACGTAGCTTGCAGAAGACTGCCCGGATGGATAGTAAATCTGCCCGGAACGAATGTATCCATTGGAAGAAATTCCTTTTACAGTGCCGTCTGGACGGCTCAGACGTGGATCAAAGTCGGCAAGTTTTGTTGCAAACTCCGGCTCCTGACCGTATTTGTACGACCGAGATTGCCGAAACGGAGCTTTATACCAGTGTATTTCGGGAGGATTGCTGCCAGTTTGCAAAGCTCTCAGCTTTGAAAAGTTTGTCACCCAAATGCCCTGCATCGGCTTAACCCTGTAAACCTCATCACGGCAAATCATAACATGGGCTTCCCACCTCACCCAAATGAAAATTAACAGGTCTGTTCCCTCATTCAGGAGACGTGTGTAATTAAAGGAATCCTTTAAATCCATCGTAAGTGCAAATTGAGGATTAACCCCGTGTTTCTCTGCAAAAAAGAATGGGGAGTTCTTGACCTTAACCTCACCAATTTGCTCAACACCATTAACTTTTACCAGCAAATCGGGATGATAAGGATTGGTTTTCTTCTCTGGATGAATTTGAATTTTGTATTTTGAAGCTGTTCTTTTGCAATATTTTACAAATGCTTTTTCTTTTTCCTCACCGTGTTTGCACCAAAAAGCCTTGTTATCAAGGTCTTTAAAAGAAATTTCCCGCACTGGAAGATCAACGGGATCGCACTTGAACAAACGAAATGTCATGGTAAACTGCTTTCTGCCTAATTGTGAATAGCTTGGGCGACATTGCCGCATCGGTACAGTTTAATCCTTTCGACTGTGACCCAACCCGATGCGGTTTTTCATGCGCTAATTACTTTTTAGATGAAACTTCTTCGTACTTTTTAAGGAGTTTTGTCAATTCTTCAAGAGATTTGCGTTCTTTAGTGGAAATCTCATCCTCAGAGTCAATGTCCGTCCCTAGAGCCTTCATTACAAAATCCTTGTAAAAAGCCACTTTGTTAGTAAAAGCTAGGTCTAAAAACTGTTTGCCGCCTTCAGGGGGATTGTCAGTTGCCTTCTCAAAATCCAGAGCAATGGCAATATTGCGTTCATCCCTGACTACGCACCTGTCGTAGTTCAACCAAGCCCACTCAATAGCTGCGCGAACGTCAGCTTTCTTTTCCTTTTCTTCAGAAACCATTAGTACCCCGATTTAGGCTTGCGAGGACTTTTGGGCTTTCTTACAGGCTTTCTTACAGGCTTTTTTACGGGTTTCTTAGGACTTTTCATTTGACCAAACTCTACAATCCCTGCTTTCGCAGCTTCAATTTCCTCTGGGGTCGCAGGTCGATGCTCGACCATTCTCGCCCCAGCCGGTAACTCTGATTTGTCAAAAGGAATGTTGGGAACACCTCCCATTGGGGGTTGGAGAGTTTCAATCATTCCACTTAATTCCTCTAATGCCTGCGTTTCTGAGTTACGCCGTTCAACACATCTACCACAAAGGCAATCGTCTGCATGTACTTCGGGCGCGGCTTCGCTTAACTGGTCAATCCCGATGTTTGTCGGCGGGTTCTGCATGATATTGCCCGTAGGGTCGAATATCGCCAGATTGACACGCTCGTTTTCATAAACGCGAGTTATGACCGCTACCAGCTTCATGCCACGGTACTGCATACCGCCAGCAGGC